ACCTGTCCTTTCTTATGTAATATTTTAACTTGCGTTCCATCTGCTGGTGGAGAACTTAATATTATTCCAGCATTACAAGTATATTCATTAATGTCATCTCCGGTAAACCCGCAAACAAACAGTTGGCTACCGTCATTGTTAAAACAGAAGCCTCTTGGGTTTGCTTCTTCAGTAAGTGTACTAAAAGACGTATTTTCGTAAGATGCTGTTGAAATATCAAATGCTGTTATTAATGTATATTGAAATATTGTTGGAGCACCAGTTCCATTTAAAACATACATTTTAGTTCCAGTATTATTAAATTGTACTGCTGATGGTTTTCCGGCTTGAGCACTGACACTGAAATTTTGAGAATATGTTGCTGTCGAAACATCAAAACCTGTACTTAATGTATATTCATTTATATCATCACCTGCCCAACCAGTAACAAACATCTTAGTTCCGTCATTATTAAATGCTAGACCATACGGTAGAAGTTCTTGAGACGCTACACTAAAACTATGTGTAAAGGAAGCCGTTGAAAGATTGAAGCTTGTACTTAATGCATATTCATCAACTTTATCTTGTCCTTGACCTAACACAAACAGTTTTGTTCCGTCTGTATTAAATTCTATACTATTGGCCGCATCATCTCCTTGCGTAGCAGATACAACACCAATATCTAAAAGACGAACATAAGTTATTGTTGAAACGTCAAAGGCCGTTGATGCTGAATATTCATAAACACTATCGTTTGCTCTACCTAACATAAACATTTTAGTTCCGTCATTGTTCCACTTAACATCTCTTACATCGTTATCAGTAGAATTTAAAGAAGTTGAGGCTCTAACAAAAGTTGCTGATGAAATATTTGTAAATCCACCTATTGAATAGTTAATAGTTGAGCCGTCCTCGCTAGTCAACAACAATCGTTGGCCACCAATGAATATGTCTAATTGACTAGCTGAGGTTAAGGCTTGTGTTGTCGTAAAACCGACTGTACTACCGTCACCTGTGTGGGTATCAGTATATACTGTGTCAGCATAAGGGATAGTTTGAATTCCAGAGGCGTCTACGACTTCCACTCCTGAACTATGCTCCTTAATTCCTGTTCCTAAAGTACCTCTTCTTAATTGAGATAATGTATCTCCATTTTTAACAAAGTATTCTATTCTTTCTTTGTCAACAAAGATAACTCCTGGCGTTGTTCCAGTTACTTCAGGTAATTTTGTTCCATCTTTAACTTGAATAGTTGATGATTCTGGTGTGATATCATTTGCTATTTCAGTTGTACTTGTTTTTGAAATACGTTTATAGAATGTTCTATTCAACATATCTTTAAATATTCTAAATCCTGTTGCTCCAACAGCCGATCCTAATGCAAAATATAATACATCTAATCTATCAGATGCTGTTATTGTTTTGCCTACTACTGTAACTATATTTCCTGTTAATGTATAATCATGATCTTTTATTAATTGTGTTCCATTTAACCAAACAGTTGTATATCCAGCATTTAATGGATCAAATCTTAATGCAAATATTCCAGTTGATCTTCCTTCTAAAACTTCTCTTCTTAGTTTTGTACCAAGTGCATTATTAAATGTTGTAACTGTTATAACATCACTTGATGACAAACTGTAAGGACTTGTTATTCTACTTGGAATTAAAATTATATCATTTCCTTCATTGTAATAATGATTATCAACTAATGTTGATATTGCAATTACATCTGTTACTGTTGGTGCTGTTACCATTGAAATTGTTTGTGCACCAATGTTAACTGTGTAATCAGTGTTTAATAATTTTTGTACTCCATTTACAAATACTTGTACATCTGATTCAGCTGAAATTGTTTTTGACGGATCAACTGTTGAATCATCTTCTAAACCTGTTACTACACCGTAGTTGTATGTACTACCGTCACCTAAATAATATGTATTGTCGGGACCTCTTAACATTTTTCCATTAACTTCAACTAGTGTTAATCCTGAATATGGACCAATTGCTCCTGGTGGATATGTTAAAGTATGCCTAGTTGTTGATCCATCATATGTAATTGTACCTGACATAATTTGAGCATACGCTCTTGTTGCTGATGTTTGATTAAATCCTGCAACTTGAACATAAGCATTTGCCGCCGGAGCAGAATCAAATGTAACAATAATTGATTTTGCTAATGATGTTGTTGTGTATGCTGTTGTTGGTACACCATTAATTGTAATATAAATTTGTGAATTACTAGAATCTAAATTAAAGTTTTCTCTTGTTGATGTTGTGTATGCAACTGTACTACCATCTCCTGTGTACGTATCTAATACTCTATAATTTTCTCCTGATATTGCAAACGTCCTAATTGAAATAATAGAATTATTTGCTGGTGCTGAACCAAATGTAACTGTTTTATTTGCTACATTAATTGTATAATCTGTTGTAATTTTTTTAGTTACTCCATCAACTGATACAATAACTGATGCTAATGTTCCTGGATACTCTCCTGTTGAAAACGCTGTTGTTGATCCGTTACCTGTATAATTTTTTGTTGTAATAAATGGCGCACCTGATTCTGGTGATGTATAAACTTTTATATCTACTGTATCAAACATTTGTCCAGGTACTGCTTCTTCTGGAGCATAACTTGTATCTGGTGAAACAAATTCATCTCCTTCTAATAAAATATCTGATGGTGATGTACCTAATGCTGAATTAAACAATCCACCTTTAACAATTGAATCTAATGTTCTATCATCAGTTGGTGTTAATACACCATCGTCATCAAATAGTATAAATTTAATCACAGCTCCGTCGGCTGGAGCAGAACTTAATGTAAATGTTGTTGTTGACCCATCCCCTCTGAAAACATCTGTTGTTAATGTTCCTGCAACATATATTTGATAAACTTCAGTTGTTGCTGGTGCTGTTGTAAATGTAAATGCAACTGTACTACCATCTCCATAAAATGTTTTAATTTTTGATGTACCATAATGATCCCACGCATAATCATACCAACCCGATTTATCCCATCCTTGACCTTGTGTAAACAATAAGCCTGTAACCATTGTGCCACCATAATCTACTCCAGTCATTAATTGTGATAATTCATTTCCTGGCATTCCTGACGCTGGTGTATAAAACCCTTTTGTTCTATCCGCCGCACTTAATCCTGTTTCGTCTCCATATACTTTGTATACATTTCCATCGTTGTCATCAAAATCTGTTGTTGCAGTAAAAGCCGATGTTGCTTTATACAATTGATTTTTATATCTAATTAAATCTCCATATGCATAACTGGATAATGCTGTCCAATCTTGTACTCGTGATGTAGATGATATTCTATCAAATTTAACTGTTGTACTAAAATCTCTTACAAGATCATTTCCTAAATTTGCATATGCTTTAGCTTGATCTGTAGGATTTGTACCATCCACTAAACCACCTGAAATTATTACTGTTGGTGTTGATGTATAATTTGCTCCAATTCCGGTTACTGTAATTGCTGACACCGACCCATTCTTAACAATTGCCGTGGCAGTTGCCGCAGTTGTGTCGGGTGTTGTATACATTTTATACGTTGCTGATTTTATTAATTGTGCATATGTTACATACGAAGTTGGTTGATAAAACGTGCCCGAATAACTGTCAAATGTAAATTGTCTTGACGTTCCTGTTCCACCATTTTGTGTATCAGCAATATTAGATTGTAATTCTGTTGTATAAAGTGGATAATAATATCCCAATGATCCTGCACTTGCACCTGATGCCGCTGTATCATAAATTTGGAACGGTCCTGTACTGCCTGTGGTTCCACCTAATATTGTTACTGTTGGAACTGCTGTATATCCTGAACCTCCGTTAGTTACAGTAATTGAAGCAACGTGTTTTTTATAATATTCACTCCAAAATTTATGAGGATATTCAGTTTGTTTAGTAGCATCACCTAGTACATTTAAATTTCTTATTGTTCCGGTTGTTGCATCATAAAAAGGAGGATTATCAAAATCAGTATTAATTCCATCTTCAGTATCTGTACCTGTATAACCTAATTTGTATTCTCTCAATTTTGTATGGAAAGGTTTAACTTCATTTATATAAGATTCAATCCAAGCATCTGTTCCTGTTGTATAAGTTTTTCGTTGATCTAAAGTTCTTACAGAATTTCTTGCATTAATAAAAGATGTTTTAAACATCCAATCTACATAAGTTTGTTCTGACAATACTCGTTTTAATCCAATAAAAAATAATGTATTGTATTCTACTGCTAATTCATTTATAAACAAATCATCTCTTAATGCTGTTAATATTTTTCTAGTTTCTATTGCAGGTTCTTGATCAAAGAAGTTATCATCAAAATTATCTGCATCTGCAAATCCTGTTGCATCTTGCGTATAATCATAAAGTTTTGTTGATAATCTAAGTGTACCATTTTCTGTTGCAACATTTTCCCACCCAGTACTGGTTTTCATGAATATTTTCCAACCACCGGTATCTGCGGATGTAACTTTTACGTGTTTACCTGTTGCTAAAGTTAATGCGTCTAATTCATATTGATACGTTACTTGCTTATCTATTGATGTATTTTCATCATGAACCATAGTGCCTGTCGTTTTATACCAATCAATGTAAGACCAATAATTTTTTGTATTAAATGTTTGTACTTTGGTTCGTGACCATGTTGATCCATCCCATTTATATATTGACCAATAGCCATTTACTGTTTCGTCTGCTTCAACAAGATAATTTAAAGTACCACTTAAATCTCTTGTATCAATATATGTTAGTTCAGCATATGTGGCAACTTTAGCGTCCCATTCTAAACTTTCAGCTGTTGGTTCTGGATCTTCTGAATTTAAATTATCTAAATTTATTGTTCCCGAAAGTTCATTAACTTTTAAAATTGAATTAGCATAATCTATTATTTCTTTTAATGCATTAAATCTATTAACATACCAAGATTGTCGTGGTCTTATATTATTTCCATATTTTTCATTTACAGGTAAATTTATATCCGGTACAATATCTCCTATTAAATTTGAACCTATTAATGAATCCCACCAACGTGTTTCTATTTGTGTTCCTGGACGATAAAATTTATCTCCTTCACGTACTAATTTCCATATTGAATGTGCTCCTCCTTCAAATGTATTTGTTCTTGTGTCAACATTTAAAATAACTTCATCATTTGAAAGATCTTGTTTTGCACCAAATACTAACATTTTGTTTACATCAGTAATTGAATAATGTCTAATATCTGAATTTAAAGGATTCAAAATTATATTGCTTATATAAGAAGCAGTATTTTTTCTTACAACTACTGAATTTGTTGGCATTGATTGTTTATTTCTTACCCAATAATAATAATAATTTACAAAACCATCGAGTGCTGAATTATATATTTGTTTAACGGTGTAATGTGAATTGTCTGGATGTAACGGTATTCCTGATATACCTTGTGAGGATCCTGGTGTTGTTCCTGCTAAATCATTCCACTCATGTGGCAACATTGTTGATTCGGTCCATTCATAAATGTCAATCGAAGATCCCGGAAATACTTTACCCCAGTTATTAATTTTAAATTCTTGATCTCCTTGTTCATACCATAACCATTTAACTTTAGATAAATCCCACCATATTTCTCCAATATGGTCTTCGGCCCATGCAACTTTTTCTTTAGGATTTGTACCAGCATTATATGACGCTGGATCCCAAGTAGTTTTAATATTAATTTCTCTATCTGCTATTCCTAAAATTCTTCCTTTAACTGGATCATATAAATCAAAATAATTTAAAATTTGTTTACTATTTTTATTAAAATGAAAAACCTGTCCTAATTTATTAATGTCTATTAATGCAGTTTCTGATGAAATTTCTTTCCAAGCGTATGTGTCATTAGTTGTTAAGTCAAAACAAGTAACTGTTCCGTCATTACTAACCATTGAACTTCCGTCTGCAGATGTGTTACCTTCATCTTCTGGTGCACCAACAAAAACTGTTTGATCAATAACACAAACACCTCTACCAAAATCATCATTTGCTGATACACTTGTTGTAACTAATATATCATCTATTACAAATTTTGTATTATACATAGTAGCGGTATATGCCGCACCTGATCCTAAATTTTCATCAATAAATCTTGTATCTTGTAAATCAAATGTTGTTTCTCCCAAATCAAATTTTTGTTCTCTATGATTTGACATTTTTTCTGCACCAATTACTAATCTTGTTCCTGTATCGTTTATATCTACTGTACTACCAAATTTTGAATTAGTTTGTTCGTCTGGTGCTTTTATAGTTTGTTGCAAAGTATATGTGTTTGTAGATCCGTCTGCATTCCATTTATAATAATAGATAGCACCTACATCTGCTTGGCTACTATCATCAAATCCTGGAGCACCAACTACTAAAACTGTGCCATCTTTAGTCATTGTTAATGACTCTCCAAATTGAGTATTCAACGAAGAACCGTCTGCTGTTGTACCTGTCAATGTTTGTGCAAGAGCAAATGAATGACTTGTACTATCATCACTTGATTGTGATATTCTTGTATAAATTTCTACTTTTCCTGCCTGCCCTGGTGCTTTAGAACTAACAGCAAGTATATCACCATTATCATTTGCTTGTAGTCGATGACCAAATCTTTTATTCTCACCTGGGTCAGAAGATGTTATTGTTAAATTTTGTGTCCATGTATCATATGTTGATAAATCTTCTCCTATACCCCATTCATACATATAAACTGCACCTGCATTTGTACCTACTCCTGGTGCTGAAACAAATAGATATTTTACTGGTGTGCTTCTTACTGAACTTGCTCCTGGTTCACAAATTTTATGTGCCCAGCCAAAGTTTTGCGATGCCGCATCAGTTGGTGGTAATTTTGTAACTAATGGATCATATTTGAAGGTTGATGTATTCCATAAAAATATTTTAATTAAACCTGCATCTGAAAATCTTGTACTTCCGTCTGAACCAAGAGAATTGGCATAAGGTCCACCTGCTACAACAAAGTTTTCGTCGGTACTCATTGATAATGAACTACCTAATCTACTTGTATTATCACTACCAGAAGTTGTTGTTACAGCTGATTGTGTTAAAAATGTTGTTCCTGCTGTACTTTCTCTTCTAAATAAAAAGTGTACTGTACCTTGGCCTTTTGTTGGCGATGATATAATAACTGATCGACCATCATTCCTTGCTACTATTTGATATCCAAAATCTTGTTCTGCTGTTGTGTCTGGTGAAAGCATTCTAATTTGCGTGTATGGATCTTGCTTTTCATAAACACGCCACAATCCAGATGCATCTGCATCTGCAAAAACTTTATCACCTTCTTTTGATATACTATCATTTAAATCATTATAAACATTATAAGATAACACATCATTAACATTGTCCATTGATGCTAATCTTACAGATATAAATTTGTAAATATTACCATATGAATCTGCTGTTGACCCATCTTCTAATGGTGTGAAGGTTGAAATTTCAGAAATAGTGTCTGTATAATCTACAATCACAGTTTTATGAGTTGGTGCCGACTGAACAGTATAAACTCCATTTAATTCTACAGTTTTAGAATTTGTTATTGCAAAATAATCTGCCATTGTTGTTGAACTGCCTGCTACTAGATCATGTGAACTGGTAAATGTAATTTCTAATTGTGTATTACCATTAATTGGTTTTAATTGTGCAATTTTATATCCTGACAACGTTAAACGAAATACGTCCCAATCGTTATTAGTTTTATTTGCTACCCAAATTAAATCATTTGAGCTAGTTAAGGTAAGATCCAACTCTAAAAGATCTTCTATGTTATATGCTGTACGTTGTACTTGATTTAATTGTGGATAACCTGCATTTGGAAGAACTTGTACTGTATCTCTATCTACCCCTTCTGTAGCATAACTATATCTTGAAAACGTTGTACTGGCTATATATTCAACTGGCTTACTATATAAATTATTTTTATCAACATAAACAGATCTAGCATACTGTTGTGTCTCATTTGACGTATCAAATAATTCAATACTTTGTGAATTCGCTGTAAACTCGTCATCATCTAACACAATTTGAATACTTTCTTTTAAATCTGTGTTTCCAATTTTACCTGTACGAATCATCCATTCTGGATATAAATCTAAAGATATATTTTGTCCTTCGTATTTTGCTTTTAATAACTTATCAATAGCATTTTGCGTACCTTTTTCTTGAATATATCCTTGATAAAATTTATATTGTGAAATATCATTAACAAAAAGATTTTCTAAGTAATCTCTTGATTGGTATCCAATTAAATGTTGTGCCAATCCTTGCTGTGATTCATCAAAATTATTTGATTCTAAACTATAAAAATCATTAAACCGTGAAATTTTATAATCAAAATTTGGAATTAATTGTAATTTAGGCTTTTCCGATTTTTGTATCCAACTTTCATTAACAAAAGTCGTGCTTGAATTATGATTTATTTTTGCAACATAAAATTTTCCTTGATACTCTACTGTGTCACCAATTTTATAATCTGTATTTTTTAACCAATATGTTACCTGTGCCGCATCAAACATAAACCCTGGAGCATGATAATCACCAGTCCAGTTGCTTGTTTTCCATCCTACTAATTTTAATCTTGCTTGACGATATCCAGTATATGGTTCATATATAATATCAGAGAACACTGTTGTATTATCAAACAATAATATATGTTCTTTTTGAACTGTGTTTAATGCTATATTATAAAGTCCAATATCAGGATCTTTAATCGAAATTTCAAAATTCTTCCCTAACCTTTTAGTACTAACATTTACAATATCAATTTTTCTTCCACCTGCATCTAACAAAGAATAATCTCCTGCTAGGTTTTTTAATTTTCCAACAATTGAATTCTCTGTGTTAAGCTGAAATCCGTTTGCTCCTGGAGATATTGTAATTGCTGAACCCGGTGCCCAAGGTTGCGTTGTCCAAAATAAAAATTCTTTAACTGACAATCTCCAATTTAATACTTCTTTTATTTCATTTGAAAATTTATCATAAACAAAACCTTTAGATTCTAACCATTTTCCATATCCCATTAAAAAATCTACAACTTGTTGAATTGTATCAAATACATGACCATATGGAATAACTTGTGTTGTTGTTTGATAATTCTGATAAATTATTGCTTCTGCATCTGATACAATAACTTTTTGACCTGTTATGCTTTTTATAGGATAATAAAAATTAAAATATGGTTTTGTAGTAGAATATCCTAATACTTTCCACCCACCTAATAATGTTGATCCATCAATTGATGTGTCTGTATTCTTTTCAATTAACACTCCTGAATAATTAAAACTGTTTACAGGATTTGACGTTCTAAATAATATTTTATAGTTTTCATCTGGTATAAATTTAGAACCTGATGTTGATCCTGGTGAAACTGAATCAGTTAAAACTTTTATATTTTCTTTATCAGTAAAGCCACCTAACTTATAAGCTAATTGAATATCTAATTGTTTTAATTTATTATAAAAGAAAGTTAATGGATCTAGATTTTTAAATATTAAATAATTTACTACAAATGGTTGATATCCCGCTGTTGTATATCTTGTTACAACTCCTGTTTGAATATTTGTAGAAGTTTCTAAATGATAGTTTGCTGTACTTAATTGTTGTATAATATTTGTATCTTTACTAATTAAATTATTTGAAATATTTTTAGTTAATCTACTATTATCAAAAAATAAATTAAAAAATTTCGCTGGTTTAGTAAGAGCCAATGTTTTTATTACAGAAAAAGGATATGCACTTGATCTTCTCCAACTAGTTTCTGCTGGACCTTGGTCTCCAAACTTCCATGCTTGGTTTCTGTTTGGCACATCAAATGTATTAATTAATTTTGCGGCGATCGGATCTAATAAATTTCCTGACGTATCTACTGGAATATATGATGCAATACTTGATTTACCATATCTACCTAAATGCCCTGCAACTGCGTCCCATAGTATTGTGTTACCTGATGTATATGGTGCCAAACCATATGTACTTTCCCAAGTACTAGGTTTTTCTGAATATCCTAATATCTCCCACGGTCTTATATGTGGACTATCTGTATCATAAAAATATTTGTATATGCCTCTCCAGTGGCCTGGCAATTTAGCATCGTTTATTCTATCTGTTGATGCTGAATAATTATATGTAAACGGTGATCCTTCAACAAACGTTGTATTATTAATATATTGCACACCATTTCTGCCTGCCCATATATAAAAATCCGAACCCATTACATCATTTATTTCTGTTAATGTATATTCTGTTGACTTAAATGCTGACGGAACAACATCACCTATATCTAATAATGTAGAATCATATTGTGTTTTAATATTATTATAAATTCTTTTTTCAAGTTCTAATATTAAATTGTCTCTTTCGTCTCCGTATGCTTTAATAAATGAACCGTCGTGTTTTCTAATCATAGTTTGACTTATAAGATAAGTGTCGTCTGTAAATAATTCGGGTTTAAATTTTGGATACAATCCTAATTTAGTTGGTGTTGGAGGAATAAAACTTCCAGTTGTATCACTGTAATCTCTAATTTTAATAATATCTCCTGCAACAAGTGTAGATATGATATTAATACTATCATCGGTTGTACTAACAGTATATTCTGTACCTAAAATCAACTGTACATCATTTTTATAAACATATACCGCTCTATTATTTGTTTCAGTCATTGTATGCACTGAATCAATTGCATATTCAGTTTCAGATGCATCTTGTACAGTATAAGTTCTTAATGAATAATTTTCTCCTACTCCAATCATATCTTCATAAAAGAAAGGAAATGTTGACCCACGTCCTTGATTTATTGCTATAATGATTTCATCAACTCTATCCGCGGCAATCCCTTCATATGCTGTACCAAGTCCATATGTTAAAAATGAATTATAAAATTTTTCATACTCTTGATTACAATAATCTATTGCAATTAATACATTTGCTTCTTGGTCTATTAATCCAAATACAGCAGGTAATAATGTTCCTTCGTGCTGAACTATTAATCCTCCATTCAACGTTGCATCAGGATTATCTCTGAGCGATGAAGAACCTGGTATACTTCCTGTTATATCTGTATTCTTATCAAAAATATCTTTTACGTGTCCAAGTATCTGTCCATATGTAAATGTACCTTTTTGTATATTCAATGGATTAACAGATAAATTTTCTGGTATTTGGTATATACCTTTATTTGAAACTTTTTTAGTTGCTGAATATCCTACTAATTTAATTTGATCATCTACTTTTAATTCTTTTACAAATTGAATATATTTGTTTACTGTTCCATTAACTATTGTATAATCTGTTGTTAAATTTTTTCTTATACCATTTACAGTTACTGAAATTTCTAAATCAGTAAGAGAAATAGAATTTTTATAAAAATCAATTTGAAACAATTGTTTTTCTGTTTTGTCTACTATAAATGTTCTAACTACTCGTTGTTTACTTTCGTTGGTTCTTTTTACCCAAGCACTTTTTGAATTATGTGTTGTTAGACTAGTAGTATAATGCAAATGACCTTCAGAAAGATTTTTAGTTATAATATTATTATCCGTTCTATATGTAAATGTTCCTGCTGTATGATCTGATTCAAAAACTATATCACCAATATTATTAATTGTATTATATTTTACTTTTATACCTAATACTGTATCTGTAGTTGCTGTTGTTGACGTTTTATAAGCAAAAACATTTGCTCCACTAAAAGTCGAATTTGGATACGTTGTTGTATCATCAAATGATATATGATCATTATCCCACATACCAAACAGCGGTGCTTGATTTACTTTAATTTTTGTCTGCCCTGTTTTCCAAGTAGTTGTTGACTTATCATAATAATAAGTTTTACCTTGGTTTGCTGTTCCAAATTCAATAAAAATTGATTCGTTATCTGCAGGTACGGCATCTGTAGCTTCGGTAAGATTAATTACTGACGTTGAGTCTCCGGCTTGTACAAAATTAATTACGTAAATTTTATTTTTTACAAGTGTATCGGTGTCTGCAGAAAATACTACTCTCATTCCATCTGCTACTGCTAATCCATCTATAATATAACCTGTTTGTGCAACTACATTAGAAAATGCATCAGTTGTAACTGTGTCAAATAATGTTACAGATGTTTTTGCCACAGTACCATGATTATATAAAGCAAGTCCCGAATCAAATTCTATAATTGGCCTTTTAGCTCTATCAGTTTCTAATAAATTAGGTGTATAACCATTAGCATCTGCTGTTTCGTCAATTACAGATTTATGAAACCATCTATTATATCTTGACCAAGCATTTTGGTCTCTTGAATCTCTTTTAATTGTAATATAATCTTTTGTTTCCGGACGATAAAATGCTTTTGCATAAGGTCTAGAATCATACGCAATACTATCAAATAAAATAGTTGTTTCTGTAGCATATGATTCGGGAGTTATTAAATCTTCTATATTTGTAAATGTAATTGAATCTCCAACTCCTTCAACATAATATTCTTTACCTGCATATGTGCTATCAGTAACATTAGATTCAAATTTAATTTTCATTCCATTTGATAAATTTAATGTTCTTAACGCATAATTTTTTGTACCTAAAATATCATTAGCAACGTCAATTTTTGTTGTTGAACTTATCGTTCCAACAGTAAAAATTCCATACATACTATCATGATTGCCACATTGATAATAAAGTACATCTGGTGCCGTAGTTGGTACTGTAAAAGTAACTATACCCGAATCTGTTGCTGGGTTTATTACACCTGTTGTATATAAAGTAGAAGTTGATCCATCTTCTGCAACACCTTGACGATATGGTTCTGTCATTATATGGAATGGATGGCCTTTTGCGTCTACTTTAAATTTATAAGTATTACCTCTATATAATTTTATTTGAGGATTTCTTTCACTTTCTTTTGTTCCAAACTTCCATGCTCTTGTCGTACTTCCATCATCTGGCCATGCTGTTACATCAATTTCAACTAACGCCGTTGGTCCTACTGAATCTAATGTTATAGAATTTGGACCTTCGGGCAACCAATAATATTCTCTATAATTGATTAACTTATCTAAATCAATGGCCGGGTTCCAAGAGTATATAACTTCTTTGTTTAGTCTATCATGATTATCTACATTACCTCCAAAATATTTTATTTGATTAATATAATCATCATAGGTACCTGAAAATTTTACTTGGTCTTCTGGATTAACTGATGTTGTGTCTTTATCTGTGTAAGTTACTGCAGGCTCTAATTGATATGCCATTCTATCTCTATTAGTTGCAGACAGATATGTGTCAGTTATTTGTCTTGTATAAGCATCTTGTCTACCAATATATCCATCTAATCTTTGTAATGCACCTTTTTGAATTAATGGATCAATAGTACTTGATAAAAATCTTGTGTTGCTATCTGTTCTATAGAATACAGGTAAGTGTGCGATTGATCTGCGTAACTCAATTCCATCTTGAGTTACAACTTCTTGAACTGATTGTGAATTGGTTGCTTTATCTACCATTAGTATCCTGCTCCACTACTGCCGGTGGATGCTCCCGATCCTGCTGTTGTAGTGGTGCCTGATACTGCTGAAGATGTTGATGTTGTAGTTGTTGTGGAAGTTGACGTTACTACTGTACCCGATGCTAATAACTGATTGGCACCTAATGCACTTATAATTGTAACATCATCAACGGTGGCCCCACTGATAAAAATTTCGTCTGCCGCACAAGCAACCTGGAACAACGATCCAAAAACTTGTCCTGATTGATTTGGCACAATGACTACTGTTAATAAGTCTGGTGCTAGTTCATTATGTATATAAGCGGCTAATTCTGTAAAATAAAATGTGTCTCCAAAATCCCAATTGTCTAATGCAAAAAATTCATTTATTGCTAATATTACTCTCGTTTGGATAACTGCATTTGTAACATTGGTATTTTGATTTTTTACAACTTTAAATGTTGCTTGTAATTCTTCATCTGCACTTGTACCAAATAATATTTTATATTTTACAGGATGATATATTATTTGATCGGACATTGATTTTAATGGGTTAAGTATACCTGAATAATTTATTCTTAATTGATCTGAAGTACTTGCCACTGGTCTAGCTCCGCCATCTTGTAACCATATTCTATACAAGTTATCATACGATCTTTCTAACATATACACATCAACAATATTTGATACTGAAGGATCTATTCTAGTTTCTTGTCCTGCATTATGCTTATATTGAAAGGTTAAAGACGATCTTCCACGTCTTCCATAATAATCTGTTGTTGTTGTTAATGTATTTGTTGAAGAACTATATTTTTTAACTACGTTTTCTGCATCATCATAAAAATAAAATAATTGTTCATCAGCATATGTTGTACTTGATAATGTTATATCTGTTTCATTTTTTGACACAACAAAATTTGTTGCGGCATAAGGTTTATATCTTGAAATATTATCATATGAAATGTATTTTTGATAAAATATAAATTTAGCTGTTGGATTTGTATCTGGTTCTACTACTATATCAAATATATCTGGATTATCTACAATACCATCATCATCGTCGTCATAAAAACCAACTTTTACTTTTCGATTATCTTGAAATCCATCTGCTTCAGTTACTGTATCAACCACTTGCCAATTAATCGGATATCCAATTGAATTTCCTGTTGAAACAATTGAATTTGTTTTTAAAATTTTAATTGTATCTTTTACAGATTTTCCTGTTTTATAATCATAAATTTTTTCTTGTACATCATAGTGAAATTTGTTTTGTCCTTCTGATTCAAAAATATAATCTAAACTTCTGTACGTTACTGTATAAGTGTTACCATCGTTTGTAAATTTAAACCACCAACTTGCATCTAAATTTGTACCTGTAGTTGATCCTGTATTAGATAAACTGAATACTGAACTTGCAGATATATTTGTTGACGTTATTACTTTCCATACCTCATTATCAACATCATATCTCAATCCAAATTCTTCATATGCTTCAGTTCGATCAATTATATCAGTTTTTAATGTGTTACTAAATGTTGTAGTAAATGCAGGAATTATAGCATTTAATACAGAACCATTAGGAATAATATCATTAAGTGTGATTGGTCCTACTCCTGTTTCTAAATTACCTAATCCTCCATTAGCACCATCACCTTCAACTGCACCAAGTTTTACCCAACTTCTATCTTCGGCATTATCGGTTCCTGCTGTTACTAAAGAATTGTTTAAAAATTCTCTTGTATCTGGGGATGTAAATTTTATTATTGACCCAACTGTTGCATATTTTAAATTAGACGTTGCATATGTTCCAGTAACTAAAGGTCCTACACCGTTAAAATATCCTGTATTAGTATTAGTTCCAGTTGTAGTTGAAACCCATGTTGCTGTTAAAGAACTTAAATCTTTTGTTCCATATTTCAAATAATAAAAATGTCTTGCATATGCATTTTTTAATTTTGCTTCTACAAATGAATTTATTGTACTTAAAATTGTTTGACGATTTGTAAAAGTAAAAGTAAAAGTGTTTATTTTTTCTTCTCTATAAAGTATTCCGTCATCTGCAAATACAGATACATTTGAATACGCTCCGGTAGGATCTAAAATTTCTTTTGCTCTGGATATTCCTGATGCCGCTCTATTTACTGATCTTACTTTTATAATTTCTTGTGATGCTGACAAAGGCATAACTTGATAATCTTCTGCTGTTATCATTCTATTTTGTGCATAATAAACCTGTGGTGCTTTTTCTCTAATTGATGCATTTGATTCAGTTGCTGATGCATTATACACACTTGCTTTTAAACTCATTGTTAATGTAAGAGTTTGCTGTGCTCCGTTGGCATCTACATAAGGAATTCCTACTTGAATATTTTGCATTTCGGTTGGTTGAATAGAAAAGGTAGCATTATCACTAACTCTAAAATATGTTCTAAATGCTCCTATTGGTAAGTTAGAAAAATTTCCATCGCCAAATACAAGATCTATTGCGTCATTATTTTTTGTTACTACATTGTAAATATTTCTTTCTGCTTTTGATAACGAATTATATATTGCATTATTTCCTGTTAATGACGGAACTTTTTTCCATTCTTCAAAAATTTGACCGAACTGATCTAATTTATACAACCAAACATCACTATTATTAATGTTAGCAGTGTTAATTGATTGCACATAATTTGTAGTACTTTGACTTACTGTAAATTCAGTTTGGTGCATTAATCCTTGTTTAAATAAAAGAAAAAATCCTGTATTATTAGATGTGTCACCTGATCCATCTGTTCTGTATGTAAAAGTAAGACCTGATCCTGGAAGAGGATCTTGTTCGTATATTGATTCTGAATTTTCTATTGTTGATGGTACTATCTCAAACCCTCGACTTACTCCTCCTATACTTTTTCTAAAAGTAAAAATTGGTAAGTCTAATTGATTTGTACTTAAAGTGTAAACTTCTGTTTTAATTCCGCCAACTGTTCCGGACTCTCTTGGTTTTCCAATACGTTGTCCTGCTGTATTGGCCGCATTAAGTATAGAAGTAAATTGTTCTCTATAATTTGAATTGGCACTATCATTCCATATTACAGTTGCATTTGCAAGATTTGATCCTGTTGAATCAATAACATCTTGCGTTGTTGATATTGAATCAACTTTAAGTAATCCTGTAGCTGGTTTATTTCTTTTAGCATTATAATTAATTAATCTTGCTAGTGTTAATACCGAATTTCGTCTTTCTGCTGTTTCTAAAAAATTTTCTCTGGCATTTAAATCAACTCTAAAAGATAAAGCCTGAGCAATATAGGCAATTAAATCAATAAGTGCTACATACTCTGAACTTTCTACAAAGTCATTAAAGTCATCTGGATAATTTTCTCGTAGATATGCCACCATTGTTCTACGAAGTGTTTCGAAATCATATGATTTAAAGTCTGCTTGTTGGAAAGATTGATAGATCTTTCTCCAATCTTCTGCAACTAATAATCTATTTTGTCGTTCTGTTGTGGCCATAATGCGTTTACTTCAATATTTATAGCATTAATTATATGCATATATTAAGATAAGCGTAATAATGAATTTTCATCGAATTCGAATCTTAATTTTTCAGTAATGTTTAATGGTACGTATGTAATTGTAGCCTGTATAGCAATACCATGTTCTGCTTCAGCTAACAATATTTCTTCAGTGCTTATACGTGGATCAGCATTTAAATTTGCTGTTACATCATCTACTATTGCTTTTTTAAGCGGTTCTGTTAACGGTTCAAATATACAATCATAGATTATTGTACCAAATTCTGGATTTTCTACTCTTTCACCTTTTCTTACAGATAAACGATTAATTAAATCTTGTTTTGCACATTCAAAATCATAAAGTTTAAAGTTCTTTTTATCTGCACGAGAACTAAAACCTTTAAATGTTATACTTTTATCTCCATATGCCATTAATGTAATCTCCTAAATTCTACGTCTACTTTACTATAATCTACTATATAAAAACCTGTATCTGTCATTTCTTTTGCCCATGGAACTTCTTGTGCTATTACACCTTGATACATTCCATCTAAGTGTTTATATTTAAATGAATAAATGTTGGTACCTAACTGTGACTTACCAATTAATTGTATATCTTCTTTTAACCGTACATCACTAAAAAATTTCGTTATATGACCTATACCTGCTGATGCCCAATTTCCTACTTTAGCAAAATTAGTCGCTATCTTAGCCATAAAAGCTCCTTGTACAGGAGTTCCGGTACCATGTAACGATTTTCCTATATAACCTGATCTTCCTATTCCAAATTTTTGAGCTAACGAAGTTATTTGTGTTACTCCTGTAATATTTCCTGCCATAACATTTTTATAAACGTTTGTCACAGCACCAGCATCTTTGAAAATTGAACCAACTGATGACGCTGAAATTACTCCTGTTATTTTGTCATTAACTATATTAGTCACGTATGATGTAGCTAAAGATTTTGCATTATCTTTTACGTATTGTAGCTCGTTTATTTTGCCGTGTACTGATTGTCCTATTGAAAACAATTGTCCAGTTTGATTAACAAATATATTATCTTTAAATAAATTTGTTGCTTTACCAGATACTGATTCAATAACTTGATTTGTTAAAGTATTTGTAAAATTATTTTTAATAGTATTTTTAGTATCACTTAATGAGAAATTTTGAATTTTATTAGATATACTTTTTGCCGTGTCCCAACGATCTCCAGTTTGACTTACAACATTAAAAGTTTTGTCATATTTTGTTCCGTAAGTTTCTAATAATTGTTTAGCTTTTTTAACACTAGTTGAATTTCCCATTTCTTTTTTTAAATATCTTTCTGCGTCTGCCTGCCATTGTCCTAATCTAATAGATTCTATACTTGAAGTTCTATTTCTTTGTTCTACAAATTCTACTGTTCCTGGTGTTGAACTTAATCTAGACCACATTTTTGTATCCATTTTGTCATCATCTATTTGAGACGGTACTACTCCTTGACTTGAAAATCCAGAAAATCTTGGCATTGGTTCATGTGTAACAAGTCTATGTACAGTAGTTTTTGTTTTTCTTGTAAAAGATTGTAAAGGTTCTAAACCTTTCTTAGACAATTCAACATCACCTTCTTCTCTTGGCAACATTCCTGTTTGTTCTTTACTCAACCAAGTTGGTCCCCAAGATGAACTTGCACCTATTGAATTAAGGTGTACTTGTGATCCTGCTAAATGAACTGGGCCGCCTGCGCCATGTAATTGCTGATTGTCTGAATATGATAGAATTCCTGACTTACCATATGTCATAACAGGACCTTGTTGTGAAGATGTAAAAACTCCTTTATCTCCCATATGCATCTGATAATCTGCAGATGTAATAATTTGTCCAGGAGATGCTGGAATTTTTACATCACCTTTGGCTTTATGTCCTTTTGTAACTGCAATATCGGTATCTTTATAAAGTACTTCATCCGTTCCTGTGGCCGCCATTCTAATTTCATTTCCAGCACTCATATTAATATTTGCATCACTATGTAAATTAAAATCACCTTCTGTTCTTAAATTAATTCCTCCAACACCAGAATAAACGTCAATTCTACCTTCTTTGTTCATTTCAATCCAAGCATTACCTGAACCATTAGCAATATAAACAACACCATCGGTGTCGTGCATTAAAAGTTGATGTCCTGATGCTGTTCTTAATCTTACTAATTGATTATCTCCGGCGGCATCTCCGTCATCCATTGTAAAAACATGACCGGGATCTCTATCTGTTGGAATATATGCAGACCGACTTTCTTCAGTAACTAATATTGGTAATTTCCTACTGTCTGCTCTAATTCTACCTGGTGTGTTTATTCCAAATACTGCACTAGGAGCCTCTCTTTGTGCTGATGATGATGTTGTACCTCTAATACTATCTTGTACTAAACCTTGTTTCTTTAATAGTTCTGCACTTCTATCATTGACTGGTAATGTATAAGTGCTATAAGTTCCAATTTTTGCATTTGTATACATTACTCTATTAACTTCTCCGGCTGGTACATAATTTGTACCATAATCTTGTTTGGCTTCTTTTTTTGTTATTATATTTCGTCCTGCAGTTTTTTCTTGTACTCCTGTTTCAGGATTCAATATAAGACCACTCCCTGTTTCTTCTGCTCCTGATTGTTCTGATGCCGCTAAACCCGGAACTTGATGGTTTGTTTGTGGTTGTTGTACACACCCTATCCAATATGCATTTTCTTCTGTTTGGATTCCTTGTGCAAATATCACCATTACTGCTGTATCAATATCAGGTGGTACTGCCCACATACCATAAGAGTGAGAATTTGTTTTATAATCATATGCATTTGTTGAACTAACTGCCTGTGGACTTTTAGAACCATAAAAAGGTGAAAGATAGCTACACCACATTAACTGACTAAAAATTGGATCGTCTGTACCAGTTCTTGCAGGAATATTCACACCTAATCTACCCATTTTTAATGGATCGTCGTTGCTTTTTACTATCCCTATATACGGTCCAGGACTTCGTTCGACATATGACTTTAAGTCAGTTTTTTGATTTATACTAGATACGTCACCTCTATGATCTGTCATTTTCTATGGCACAGCGATTGCATCACTATGAACACCTCCTTGATTATTATCGTCTCTCTCAAGAAGAGATCCGTCTTTACCTATATCAAACTGTTTCGGAGGAGAACCAATTCCTTGTTGATTATTCAACCTTACAAGATATAATACTTGTGTAAATTTTCCTGAATCCATTTTACTTTCTACTTTAGCAATTTGATACACTCCAGAAAACCATAAATTTGAATCTGCTGATAATTTTCCGTCCATTGTATCAAACATAGTACCTTGCTGTTCAATTATATCAGCTGGCATTCTATAATTAAGATGTAACAATGGCATTGCATTATCTAAATTAAAACAATTTAATGTGTGATTCCATGCACCATCTGCCATCTGGCCTGGTTTTCTTGTTTCAACTGTTCCGTCAATAGTAACATACATATCTTGTGCAATATAACTAGGATCTCCTAAAATTTCCATTTCTATTTTCATCATATCTGCATTTGGATTTATAAGATAATCAAAAAATTCAGTTACCTTTATCTTTTCTGGATCTTCTATATCCACTTGACTTTTTGAACCTATTATTGATGGATACGATCTTAATTGTGCAATTTCTGGTTGTGGTTCTGTTCCTATAATTTTTCTAAATATTTTCGTCCATTTTTTTATTATTTCCTGTGCTTTGTTCCCGGTGTTTCCAGCTATTACTGTATTTCTATGATAATATCCAACTTTGTAATTAAGCCGTAAATTCATTATATCAATATTTTCTCCAGTATAGATATAATTGTATCGTTTTTTAACTTGCTTTATCCAATCAACTTTTCCTATACTCATACCTGGTACTAATAATTTTAAAATATGAAATTTGTATGGAATAACTTTGAATATAATAATTTTAGGATACATTTTAGTTATTGGGTCTACACCTTTTCCTTTTTCCAAATCTGTATGTACACTGGTTATTATTTTAAACCAAGGAATCATATGATTACGTTCAATTATTTCATTTAACTCTTCTTCATTCTCTTTATTCCAAGGTACATTAGATTGAACTTCCGATTTACTCCATCTACCTCTATCATTTTCGTTTAATATCTGGGAGCCTGTTAAAAATTCTAACCAAAAATCTTTTATTAAATCTTTAAAATAAGGAGTTGCCATCATTGCATCTTCAATAATTTTCATTATTGATGTATTAGCATTTACTGATGTTTTTGGAATTTTTCCTCCTATGCTTACCATTCTTTGGAAACCGGTTTCTTGCTTGTTACCTCGATTAACGCCTACTGGATGTGATGATTTTTTTGTAACCATTGTTGATAATGATGCCACATCTGCATCTAAAGCCAACGCGGCTAATTTTTCATCAAATACTATTTTATATTTGTCTTCATATCCTTTTGTTCTAGCTCCTTGTTTGACTTCGTCTTCCATTTGTTTTTCCATTTTTTCTGAAAACTCGTCTCCCCATTCTTTTAAAGTACCTTTTTGTAATGTAAATGATGTTCTTACAAATTGAAATCTATCCATCATGGCAAATTCTGCATGAGTTGCCGCTAATACTTGATATACTGCTCCGCCTTCGTTTACTTCAAATTCTACACGTGTAATTACTATTGGAATTTTTCTTACTAAACTATCCTCTTTATTTTCTATTTCACCATTCTCAGTAAATCCTCTCCATTCTATCGTTAATAAAAAAGGTGCATCTTGATAATCCATATATCCACTTTCATATGCGGCCGCCCGAACTTTTTCTATAAATGTCACACTGTAAGGTTCATGCAATTCAAGATCCATTTTTGTAAAACTCATTGTATTTCTTTCTGCATTGGGAGAAACTGTAGAAGTAATGTTAACGTTCTCAAAAAATATATCATGATTTCTATACAATATAGATTGTGATCCGGCGATATCACCAAACCCTTTTTTCTCCTTTTCCATAGTAGTTGCATATATGTCAATACCTTTTTTTCCTTTTGTAGAAAACGGGTCTAATCCTGCTGTAGGATTATCTGGACCGATACCTGAACTACGTGCAATTATATTATGCACAGGTTTAGTAAGATATTCTATTGGATTTCTTAATTCGTGTTCTGTTAATGCTGAAAGTGTAAACAAAGTACTATAACTAGCAAATTTATGTAAAGGATTTATATCATCAAAATTTGTTTTTCGATTAATATGTTTTTCTATAGTTTTTCCTTTTGATGGCGATGCTCCATTTACGTTATTTGAAAATTTATAATTCTTCCACCATTTTCGTGCTCTATCTATTTTTTGTTTGTATGCTAATGCATTTGATTTCTTTTTAAGTATGTTATGAGCTTTTTTTTGAATAGCCATGTATTAAACTCCTAAATCAGTTTGTACATTAGACTTTTTAGGTAACTGTATCGTAACTCCTGGCTTAAAATCATATATAGGATCTTCTATTTCATTAGGATTTCTTTGTGCAAATACCCACCATAGTCGAGGTGATCCATACAAATCAAATGCTAACAAATCTGGACGATATGCATAAGTTCTTTCTATTGTATAAGATTCATCATCTAATTCTGCTGTTATTGGTCTTGGTACTAAAATATCAAGTGCTGTATTGCTTTGTGTTGTAGCAAAATATGGTGACGTAGATGAATATTTGGTCATTAAATAAATCCTATTTGATTTTTGCCTCTCAACTTACCGGCCGCAAAATCTTTAAGTGAAAAGTTTTTAATACTTTCTCTAGAGTAAACTGGTGTTACTAATACTGAAATATTAGATATTGTTGGTGCCCACGTTTGATCTAATTTATTAGGATCAAATACTTTTTCGTCAGTATGTATATTTGTTGATTTTGAATATAGTGGACTATGTGGTTGAAATTTTTGATCTTGTTGTGTTGAAATATAATCTATACCTGATCTTAATTCAACGTTAAATGTGTTCACAATAACTGGTGTATTTTGAAACATATGATCACCATATCCATTTAAATGTAATATTGGTGGTGGATTACCTTTTAAACTTGATGTATCTTCTTTTCCAAAAAACATTTTAGTCACGGTTCTTAAAAAATTAACTACTGCTACCCAATATAAAGCATCTTGTTGATTCTGTACAGGAAACTCACCAATAATGTTCATTTGATCTACTTGTGAATTTTGGTATGCTTGAAATGGATAATTGCTATGTGTTTGTGCTAATGCGTTATAACTTGCAGTATGCTGTATCATCATTGATGGTGTAAGTGGCCAAAAAAATCCACCTAAATCATGTAATGGTGCAAGTCGATTATTACCTAACTTTTGTTCATTGAAAAAAAAGTCTTTTAGTGGACCTGTTTGTGGTATTGTAAGACGAACTCTCCAGTCTCTTTCATCTTGTCTACCTGACCATGCGGCAGTGGCTCGTCTGATATGATCATGTCTTCCAATCCCAGAACCAAATAATCTACCTAATGTTCTATTCCAGACTGTTCCGCCTGCTTTACCCAATGCTTCTATAACTTTTGCCATTTTTCCGTTGTGTTTCCTTGTTAAATTTCGTATACTAAAACAATATTTATAGGCATCATTAAAGGCGCACTTAACTACTCATACGGCACACTTCAACAGACCTGTTTGTGGTCATCAGCAAAGATAAATTATTATGAAACGAGTGAAATATTTAAATAACCGAGATCTGTTGGCCCAAATACACGCCAGCAAAAATACATTTTGTTCTTATGTTACAGATGAGGACTCACAATACGATATAATTGTACCTGATCTTAAAAAAATTAATTCTATCGCAATAGCAAAAGCAAGAAAAAACAAAAGTAAAAGATTAACACAAGAAGCATGGCAACAAGCTAAAGATAGCGGACTTAAAAAAATTAAATTAAGTGACTACACTGTAAACACTCGTAAAATTGATAAAACTAGTTTAGTATTTAGAGTTATGACATTTGGTCATGTTCCTTTAGATCCTACTAGAAAGAAAAATCCTAAACAAGAATCTGATCATCATCAAAAAGTAAATTTTCCTCCGTTCCTTCATTATCGTCTTGATAATAAAGGTAAACCAAAATGCGTAGGTAAATCACATTGGATTGGTGGATTAGAAAACGGACATTTTGATTGCAATCATGGAAAAATTACAAACAGTCTAGCAATGATGTTTATGAAACTTTGCGAAAGATATGGTACTAGAGCAAACTGGAGAGGATATACCTACAATGATGAAATGCAATCACAAGCATTGATGCAATTATCACAAATTGGTTTACAGTTTGATGAAAGCAAATCAGAAAATCCATTTGCATATTATACAGCGGCAATTACAAATTCATTTACAAGAATATTAAACATTGAAAAGAAAAACCAAAATATACGTGACGACATTCTTGAGCAACATCATATGACGCCTTCGTCTACTCGACAAAATATTAATACATCTAATACAATGGCTTATAAAAAACATATAACAACTGCACACGGACCGGTTAAAACTGTAAACAAAACTGGAATAATGAAATTAAACAAATTAATGCGTAAAAAAGGAGAATTAACACTTAAAGATTTTGATTCAGTAGGATACAAAAAAATAGATATGAGTAAACATAAACCACCAATAAAGAAAAAATACTAATGAAATTTTTTAAAAAAATAAAAGAATATCTATGTAAAATATACAATAAATGTATCGATTGGTATTATTTAAAAATTTGGAGTAAATTTAAATGACATTTTTTAATAAGGTGGCTTGTTTTACAGATATACACTTTGGATTAAAAGGTAATTCACGTGTACACAATGATGATTGTGAAGCATTTATTTATTGGTTTATTCAACAAGCTAAAGCACACAATTGTGAAACGTGTATATTTCTAGGTGACTGGCATCATCATAGATCTGCAACTAACGTTTCAACAATGAATTATACAGTATCTAATGTTGAACGATTAGCAAAAGCATTTAAAAACTTTTATTTTATAAATGGTAATCATGATTTATTTTATAGAGATAAAAGAGAAATTAATTCAGTAGAATATATTAGAAATATTCCTAATGTCCATATAGTAAACGAATGGATTGTAAAAGAAGATATTGCAATTATTCCATGGATAGTACAAGACGAATGGAAAAAAATTCAAACAATGCAAAAAAAATATATATTTGGACACTTTGAACTTCCATATTTTAAAATGAACGCAATGGTAGATATGCCCGACATTGGCACAATTAAAACCGAACACTTTGCTAATTGTGAAAAAGTATTTTCAGGACACTTCCATAAAAGACAGTACAACAAAAATGTAACTTACATTGGTAATACGTTTCCACACAATTACGCAGATGCTTGGGATGATGAACGTGGTATGATGATACTAGAATGGGGTGGAGAACCAAAATATATTAATTGGCCAGATATGCCAAGATATAGAACAATTAAAATATCTGAACTCCTTGCTGATCCTGACACTGTATTAAAACCAAAAATGTATGTAAGAGTTACATTAGATATTAAAATATCTTACGAAGAAGCAAACTTTATACGAGAAACGTTTATAGACAAGTATGAATTAAGAGAATTACAATTAATACCAGAACAAATCGACAGGGCACAACAACCTTTGGTACAAGTACAAAAATTTGATTCAGTTGATCAAATTGTGTTAAAACAATTAGAAGGTGTTGATTCCGAAACATATGACAAATCAATTTTAATGGCAATTTATAATAATTTAGATGTTAATAATTAAAGATCTTACAGTAAAAAATTTCATGAGCGTGGGTAATGCTATCCAGGCAATAAAATTTGATAACAAACACTTGATTCTAGTACTTGGTGAAAACATGGATTTGGGTGGCGACGATGCTGGTGCAAGAAACGGTACTGGTAAAACTACAATTATTAATGCATTATCTTATGTATTTTTTGGTGAAGCACTAACTCATATTAAAAGAGACAATCTTGTTAATAAAACCAATAACAAAGATATGATGGTTTCTATAAACTTTGTAAAAAATAATGTAACCTATACAATTGAACGTGGACGAAAACCTCAAATATTAAAATTTTATGCAAATAATATTGAACAAAATGTAGATTCAAACGAGGCACAAGGAGAAAATAAAGAAACACAAAAAGAAATAAACAGATTACTTGGTATGACTCATGCTATGTTTAAAAACATAATTGCGTTAAACACATATACACAACCATTTCTTGCAACTAAACAAGCAGAACAAAGAGAAATTATTGAACAATTGCTTGGTATAACTTTATTAAGTCAAAAAGCTGACTTACTTAAAGAACAACAAAAAGCAACTAAAACAGAATTATCCGAAGAAAAAATTAAAATTGATTCGCAAATTGCATCTAATGAAAAAATACAAGAATCAATTGAATCATTAAAAATAAGAAGTAATGCTTGGCAAACACAAAAAGAGGAAGATAAAACAGGTTTTTCAAAAGCAATTGCAGAACTTGAAAAAGTTGATATTAATAAAGAACTAAATGCACACAAAAAACTTGCAAAACATACTGATGATGTAAAAACACTAAGAAGTTTGGAAAAAGAAAAAGCATATCATGAAGATTCTTTAACTAAAGCACAAACACAAGTTGAAAAAACTGAAAAGGACATTGAATTTGCCAACGATGCTAAATGTCCAACGTGTGGACAAGATCTACGTGATGACAAACACAAACATTTAGTAAATGAACTAAATTCTACACTAACTGAATCAAAACAATATGCGGAAAAACTAAAAAGTGATCTTGTAAATGTGCAACAAAATGTTACTGCAATAGGAGATCTTGGTATTATACCTGACACATATTACGACACCATTGATGAAGCATATAATCATAAAAGTTCTTTATCAGATTTAAAAAGACAACTAAAACAAACAGAAACTAAACACGATCCTTACGAAGAACAAATTATTGAATTAAACAAAAGTGCTATTCAGAAAATTAGTTATGTAAAAGTAAACGAAATGGAAGACTTATATAAACACCAAGACTTTTTATATAAATTGTTAACTGCAAAAGATTCGTTTATAAGAACAAGAATTATTGAACAAAACTTAACTTATTTGAACCAACGATTAGCATATTATTTAGGACAGGTAAGATTACCACATACAGTTACTTTCCAAAGTGACTTAACTGTACAAATAGAAGAATTAGGTAGAGAATTAGACTTTGACAATTTAAGTAGAGGCGAAAGAAACAGATTAATATTAAGTTTAAGTTGGGCATTTAGAGATGTTTGGGAAAGCCTTTATCAACAGATCAACTTATTGTTTATTGACGAACTTGTAGACGCCGGTATGGATATATCTGGTGTTGAATCAGCCATGGCAGTATTAAAAGACATGAGCAGAACACAACAAAAGAATATTTTCTTAATATCTCATAAAGATGAACTGATTTCTAGGGTAGATTCAGTACTAAAAGTGGTAAAAGAAAATGGTTTTACCAGTTATGCTAATGATGTTGAAATAATTGTTTAGATTTTACTTGACAAACTCATATCATACGTGCTTTAATTACAGATATGTTAATTAACTATACAAAAGGACAATAAATTATGTCACAAACACACGAATCAATAATGGCGGAGATTCAAAACTACTCTGAGGAGAACCAAAAGTTCACAGAGAAAGGTGTTAAGGCAAGTGCCACTAGAGCTCGTAAAGCATTAGCGGCTTTGTCAAAACTAATCAAAGCTAGAAGAAAAGAAATTCAAGAGGCAAAGAACGCGGCAAAAAAAGCGGCGTAATTTACTAATTGGATCCAATTAAGGAAGCCTCTGCTTTTTAAGTGGAGGCTTTTTCTTTTAATATACCTTTGGTTGTTTTTTCTCGAAGTATTCCAGACCCGTGTATTCTTACACGAATATGACCATTATAGTAATCATCTGATTCTAAAACTTTACGTGCAAATTGTTCTCTGGCTTCTATGTATGAAAGTTCTGCTTTTGATTTACAATAAAAAAGTATTTCTCTTTTAAAATTATGTTTACCAAGTCTTTTAATATCAATAGTTAAGTTATCACTACTACCATAGTAATCTTCCCAATCACTATTAACCTTGTACCTACGTTTATTTCTTCTACCTTTTAATGGCGGACGTGATCTTTTAAACTTTGCTAATTTTTTGCCTATGTACATCCTACCATTAGTTGTATTTGTTATTTGATAAACAAACCCAACACAGTCTTCTGGTAATTTTTTAACAGGGTTTTCTTGGTACATCCAATTCATAAACATATTTAAAACTCGTAAAGATTGACAAGATTTTTATTTCTATGCTATATAGTAGTGATGGGCAACAGCATCCATCCACTAGGCAAATCATATCTACTTTATATAAAACAGCATTGAGGTCGCATCTTGCGATCAGATCTTGCTTGTAGAAAAAGGCAATGATGGGGCTATGAGAAAAAGCACCCCCAGGTTTGTGTGAGATTATCGTATAAAGATTACACAAATTCGCGTTGGAAAGAACGAGCTAATGGGTACAGCACAACCGCCCAGTTACGACAGCGATATACGGTGACTATAAACTCAGCACATGGGTAAGTCGTTCTGCTAGAGATAGCAGAACTATGACTAACATCTAGCACATAGGACGCATATTGCGTTTATTTTTAGAGCATAGCGTAAATTAGAAATAAACTGAGCGTAGCGAAAGTTTAGATGGCTGTAAGCCATCTTTAATGAATGGAATCGCCGGGAACAATGATTACAGCTGAAAAGCCAACCCCCGGCTCTATACTTTTTGCCTGCGAATTCCATTGTAGATACTTATTGTGAATTATTCTTCGTCTTCTTCTTTAGACTCGTCTTTAGTTTCTTCTATTGTACCGTGAGTTGTAATATACTTTTCTATTTCTTCATCAATTTCTTTTTTAACAACTTTATTTTTATCTTTAAGTTTTTCTTTTAATATTGTAATTTCTTTATTTTGTTCTTCTATTTTTTTTCCTATACTACTAACATCTGACGTTGCGTGTTCTAATTTAATCATAACAGTTTTAATTCGAGACTCTTTTTGTTTAATAGTCTTAAGGAGGTCCTCTTTCTCATCAGAGAGGTCCTTAATTGTAGATTTGAGCTCTTGAATAAGATCTCGTTCAGACATATATCGTATAATTATCCTGATTTTTTAGTACCATTATAGTATAATATAATATTCTAGAAAAAAGGTTGACCGGTTTTTTTGGTAGTTTCCATGTTTTCTTTTACCAATTGAGCCACTATTTGCCGTTCTGTGGGGGACATTGCCGCGGCTTCTGAATACGTAACTCCTCCACGCATAAACCAACATACTTTAAAAAGATCATGTCGTAATGCTTTAGTTTCATCTTCCATCTTTTTTAATGTGATAATAATGTCAGATTCCGATTGTGACAATAATGTTATACGAAAAAATTTGCAGTATCAAATGTTACCGGCACTTCATAAGTGACAGGAGCGCCTTTTTTGATCTGCTCATCGGTTGCTTTCAATTTAATAGGTTTAACTGCACCTTGAGATCTTAATTCAATCAATTTATCTTGTAATTCTTTTATTAGTACTGCATTTGCGTTTTCTACAAACTCTTTTATTTGTGCCGGATCTGTAACTTCAGCACCTTCAGTTGTTGTTATTTTAGAAATATTTTTTAATAATATGGTATGGCTTAATTCTGTTAATGCTTTGAAACTTTCATTAAATCTTTTTACTTTCTCTTCCGGTGCCATGTCTGTATTTTGTACTGTTGAATATAATTTTTGTTGAGTAAATGTTTTAAGAGCAGTAGTAGTCATGTCTTTATATGTTAAAGGCCTTACTGCAATTTTTAATCCATCTTTTAATTCAATATCATTGTTTACCTCCGTAGTTTTAATTTGCTCTAACAATGCTGGTAAGTTTAATGTATGCGATGCTTTTTCGGTTGTTCCAGGAACATTAAAATTAATATCCATAGTTTCACCATATGTGGCAATACGTATTGCTATTAATATTGTATCTAAATCATAATTGCTTATTTGCCATGCATCTTTAATTTCTGGAATACAACTCTGGATTACATCTACCATGCCTTGACCATTCATTAATGCATCTGGTGTTTTAAATATAATTTCATCGCGAGCAGTCATTGGTTGTACACCTACCTCTCCTGTTTGAGATGGTATTAATATGTGTGGAGGATAATTTCCACCCGAAGGTAACGTAACAAATACAGCAGGCTGTCTAAAATACTTGTTTAATGGGTTTGCGTTTTCTGGCATTTTTTATATCTATAAATATACATTAATTGCGTATATATGTCTATATTTATATGCGTACATAATGATAGGAATTAAAACCATATGGCGGAATTTAGTACAGATGAAATAGGCAAATTAGCCGAGGCAATGGCGAAGGCCGTTGAAGGTAAAACAACCCGTGAAGAAAAACGAGCGGCTATAGAAGAACTTGCCCAAACAAAAGAAGGTAATAAATTACATCGGTTGAGTAATAAAGAACAACAAACTCTTTTAAAACAACTTAAAGCATTAATAAAAACTTATCCTGAATTAGCTAAAGATACAAAAGCAATTTCTGAAAGATTTTCTGATCTTGAAGACAATTTAAGAGCAGTTAGATCTAGTTTAAGAGGATTTGGTTCAGCCGCATATACAGGTACAGGATCAATAAGTGAATTTACTGAAAATTTACGAGGTAGCAGTGAAGTTTTAAATTTTGTTGCAGACCTTGGTAAAACATTTGACATTAATGCTGAAACATTTCGAGGATTAGCTGAAGTTGGTGGTAACTTTAATCAATCTATTGTAGAAATGAGAAGAGCCGCGGCATCTGCCGCTTTGCCACTGGACGATTTTGCCGCCCTAGTTAGAGATAATGCAACAACACTAGCCGCTCTGTATGGTTCAACTACAAGAGGTGCTATGGGTATTGCTGGATTGTCAGAAGCATTAAGAACTGAAGCTACACCAGAATTAGCTAGTTTAGGTTTTACAGTTGATGAAATAAACGAAACACTATTAGCAAATTTAGATAGACAAAGAAGAACAGGTATTTTTGATAGATTAACTGACAAGCAAAGAATTGAAAGTGCTGGACAGTTTGCAAAAGAACTTGATAGATTAGCAAAACTTACAGGTCAACAAAGAGCAGAACTTCGTGCTCAACTTGACCAACAAGCCGCTAATGCTAGATTTGCCGCTTTTATAAGAACACAAGACGATGACACTCAAAGAAGGTTGTCAGGATTTGCCGCAACAATAGGAGCAGTGTCTCCAATGTTAAGTGAAGGTATGCAAGACATAATTGCTAATGCCGGAGTACCTGTAACTGAAGCTGGTATGCAACTTGTACAGAACTTTCCAGAAATGCAAAGTGTTGTTAGGTCATTAATTGCTGGAACAATAAACTCTGAGCAGGCTTTAATGCAAATGAGAGACCTTTCAGTTAAATCATTAGATAGATTTAGTGCGGCGGCGGCGACAGGACAAGTAGAATTCTTAAATTTAACACCTGGTATTGTTAACTTGGCTGGATTAACATTAGAATATGGCAAAGTACTTGATGAACAAGGTAACGTTGTAGCAGGTGGTACATCTGCATTAATGCAATTTCAAGAAAATGCAAAAAGATTATCAGCGGCAACACAAAGTTTAGAAACAGGATTTTATAGTATGTTAGGTTCGTTGGGTGGAGAAGGAACTACTAGTGTAGTAGGTGCTATAGGAAAAATGTCTGACAATTTTGTTAAAGGTACATCAGATTTTACAAAAGCATTATTATATGGTACAAAAACTCTTACAGGAATGGGATTAAATTTATTAAAAAATACACTACCAACATATATGGCAGTTTATAAAGGAACTAGAGATGCAAATCTAGTATCTGGTGGTGGTGGAATGTTTGGTGGCTTTGGAAAAAAAGCAGGCGGATTTGCAAAAGGTGTTGGAAGAAAACTTCCTATGCTTGGAGCAATTGGAACAGCAGGCATGAGCATCCATGGAATAGTTGATGATGACCCAACAAACGATAAGTCATCATGGGCAGGTATAGCCGGATCAGTACTTGGAGGAATAGCTGGAGCTATGTTAGGTGGACCAATGGGAGCAATGGTTGGTGCAACATTAGGAAACATGGCTGGATCAACTGTTGGTGGAATGTTTAGTGGTGATGGTAAAGCAATCGGTGGGGATATGACTGCTGGAAAATCATACATAGTAGGTGAAGGTGGACCAGAATTGGTAGAACCATCTGTGGCAAGTACGGTTACATCAAACGCAAACCTATCTAACGCATTAGACTTTACACCATTAGATAATAAACTAGCCAGCGTGGTAACAGAATTAATCACTACAAATAAAAGTCTCAAAGAAATGGGAGAAGGCGTAAATATGCTTGTAGGCGTTAATAGCAAGATTTTGCGATCTAGCGAAGGTCAGTTAAGAGTACAAAGAAATGTGACTGGCAATGTTCTTTCAGCATAAATGTCTTGCTGTTTACCTTAAAAAAGTGTAATATAAACTATGGCTTGGAAAAAATATTTTAAAGATGCGAACTTATCTCCAATTTCTGGAGAAAGAGTGCCTAACTTTGCAAAAAGAAACTATTCATCATATCTACCTGATGTTTATACAGGACATCCAAATAGAATACAAAGATATTTTCAATATGACCAAATGGATTCAGATAGTGAAATTAATGCGGCACTAGATATCCTAGCAGAATTTTCAACACAACAAAATAAAGAAAACGAAACACCATTTGATATAGTGTTTAAAGATGAAACAACTGAACACGAAGTTAAACTTTTAAAGAAAGCACTTCAACAATGGACTTTAGCAAACAAATTTAATAAAAGAATTTTTAGAATATTTAGAAATGCTCTAAAATATGGAGATTGTTTCTTTGTAAGAGACCCAGAAACACACAAATGGTTATATATGGATCCATCAAAAATTGACAGAATTATTGTTAATGAATCTGAAGGCAAAAAACCCGAACAATATGTTATAAGAGATATTAATCCAAACTTACAAAAACTATCTGTAACATCAATAACACCAAATCAAACTTATGGAGGTGGTGGAACCACTGGTGGTGGTACTGCAGGATACTCACAAAGTTATGCAGGTGCTGGCAGAGGTTCTGATATGTCGGGTTTTGCTGGAGCAACAGGTGGACGTTTCTACAGAACAATGAATCAATATGCCATTAATTCTGAACACGTTATTCATATGTCAATGTCAGATGGCTTAGACAACTTATTTCCTTTTGGACAATCAGTTTTAGAACAAGTTTTCAAAGTTTACAAACAAAAAGAATTATTAGAAGACGCAATTATCATTTACAGGGTTCAAAGAGCACCTGAAAGAAGAGTATTTTATATTGACGTAGGTAATATGCCAACACACTTGGCCATGCAATTCGTTGAAAGAGTTAAAAATGAAATTAATCAAAGAAGAATTCCAAGCACATCAGGTGGTGTCAACTATATTGATGCAACATATAATCCTATGAGCATTAATGAAGATTATTTCTTTCCGCAAACAGCAGAAGGAAGAGGATCTAAAGTTGATACACTACCGGGTGGTACTAATTTAGGTGAGATAGACGATTTAAGATTTTTTACAAACAAATTGTTTAGAGGATTAAGAATTCCAAGTTCTTATTTGCCAACTGGACCAGATGATTCACAACAACAATACAATGACGGTAGAGTGGGTACTGCGTACATACAAGAATTAAGATTTAACAAATATTGTGCTAGACTACAAGCACTTTTAAACACATCATTTGATTTAGAATTCAAATATTGGATAAAAGGTAAAGGATATAACATTGACAATGGAATGTTTGAACTTAAATTAAATCCACCACAAAACTTTGCGGCATATAGACAAACTGAAATGGATCAATCACGTGTACAAACATTTACACAGATAGCAGAACTACCTTATATGTCTAAAAGATTTGCGTTAAGCAGATATTTGGGATTAAGTGAAGAAGAAATGGCAAGAAATGCTGATCTTTGGGCAGAAGAAAATGCTGTACCTAAGAAAAAACAAAGTAAACAAACACAATTACGATCAGGCGGAGTAACTCAAGCAGGTGTTACATCAGATTTAGACCAGTTTGAAGAACCAACAGCTGAACCCGAAGTACCAGGACCGGGACAACCAGGACCAGGAGCACCAGGAACAGTACCTGGCGGTGGCGGAACAGTACCTGGAGGTACCGGAGGTGGAACCGTTTAAAGGTTAAATACTGATATGAAACTATTAGAATTCTTTACATATACAGGAGACGGGTTTGAACAAGATGCAACATACGAACCTGAAAACGATATTTCTGTATTAGATAAAGATGATACTAGAAAAACACGACTTTCTCTTAAAGATATCAATTCTATGAGATTAGCATCTGAAGAACACGACGAACAACAAAAAGATGAAGCAGAATTTGTTCAAAAAATGTATGCTCAACCACAAGCAGACGATTTAGCAATCTAATTTAACACATCCTTTAGTAAAACAGAATAATTAATATAAATCATGAGTGATATAGCATTTGTATTAGGTAATGGAGAGTCTCGAAAAGGAATCCAAATAGAAGATTTAAAAAAACACGGTACGGTGTTTGCCTGTAATGCTGTATATCGTACTGATCGTCCAGACTTTTTGGTTGCAGTAGATCCTAAAATGTTATTAGAAATAGGTGAGACCGACTATGTTAAAAATAATCAAGTATGGTCTAATTATAATGTACAATATGAAAAAAATCAAAAAATATTAGATCATGTAAAATGGTTTCAACCAAGTCTAGGATGGAGTTCTGGGCCAACAACATTAAGATTAGCTTGTGAAAAAAAATTTAAAACAATATATTTGTTAGGATTTGACTATGCAGGATTTAATGACGATAAAAAAGGAGCAAGTAAACGATTTAATAACTTGTTTAAAGACACTCGTAACTATAAAAAAAGCACAGACGAAGCTACATTTTATGGCAATTGGATGAGTCAAACGAAAAGGTGCCTACAAGATTATAAAGATACGAAATTCCTCCGTGTGATACCTAGAGACTGGTTTTCTCCTAAGGATTTAACCTGGAATGAGAATTTAAGTAACGTTATAATCACTGATTTTTTAGCTAATTTTAACCTTAAACTAAAAAACTAATCAAAATAGCGGTTTTTGTCAAATATAGGTACCTTTTTTCCATTGTTGAAGTAAATACAAACACTTATAAGCAAAAACTTGCCAATTAACAAGGAGCACGTGTAATATGACACAACCAACGAATAAGTTTGAACAGTTGTTAGAGCTTTTAATTAATGAAGAAAATGATAAAGCGGAACAACTATTTCATGAAATAGTAGTAGAAAAGTCTAGAGACATCTACGAAGGTTTAGCAGATGAACAAACTGCTACAACAGAAACTAAAGACGAAGCTAAAGACGAAGCTAAAGAAGACGACAAGAAAGACGAATCAGTAGTTAAAGAAACTGAAAAGTCTGACGAAAAAGCAGAAGACAAAAAAGAAGAAGCGGTTAAAGAAACTGAAGGCGAAACAGTTGAAGATAAAGACATAAAAGACGAAGGTGTCTTTACTAAACCAGCACCAACACAAGTTGCACCTCAAAAGTCTGACGAAGAATCAATTGAAGAAATTGGTGGCGATGCTACTGACGAATTAATTAAAGATATCACAGGCGATGAAGAAGGTGAAGCAGATGCGGCGGCTGACGAATTAGGTCAGGACATGGGCGCGGATGCTGAAAACGGTGAAAACGGTGAAGATGGATCTGTAGAAGACAGAGTTGTCGATTTAGAAGATGCTTTAGATGAACTAAAAGCGGAATTTGAAGCGATGCTGGCGGCACAAAATGGAGATGGAGAAGCAGAAGAAGAATCTGCAGTACCATCAACAGCGGCACCAGTTATTCCAGCAGAAACAAAACCAGAATTGTCTAGATTTGAAGGCAAAGACGCTAAAGAAGATAAGAAAGACGCTAAAGAAGAAAAGAAAGAAACTGTGAAAGAATATAAAAATCCAGTTAAAGCGGATATGAGCGGCGGAGACGACAAATCAGCAAAATCACCAGTAAACACAAAAGTTAAAAGTGCAGGTGGCACAACGGCTAATATAGCAAAAGGTGGAGGAGACGAAAAAGGTCGTCCGGCACCAACTGCAGAAAAAATAGCTAGTAGCTTTGAGAATACTGGAGGAAAAGCAAAATCAACTTCTTTCAAAAAGAAAGAAACAGCTGATCTTAAAGATGGTTCTGACAAATCTGCAAAATCTCCAGTTAACACAAAAGCGTAACTGTTAGATTTAAGGAATTATCAGTATGTCACTTTATCTTAGAGAACATTTAACCTATGATCAGGCTCGAATACAGGTCTTGCACGAAGGCAACCAAGGCAAGGATTTATTCATGAAGGGAATCTGTATTCAAGGCGGCATTAAAAATGCCAATGAAAGAGTTTATCCTGTGCAAGAAATTGCAAAGGCAACTAAAACTCTTAATGATCAGATTAGTTCAGGTTATAGTGTACTTGGAGAAGTAGATCATCCAGATGATTTAAAAATTAATTTGGACCGTGTGTCCCATATGTTAACAGAAATGTGGATGGACGGACCAAATGGATATGGTAAAATGAAAATTTTACCGACACCGATGGGCCAACTTGTCAAAACTATGTTGGAATCAGGAGTAAAACTAGGCGTCAGTTCTCGTGGCTCTGGTAATATATCAGAGTACGGTAACGGCGAAGTTTCAGACTTCGAAATCATAACAGTTGATGTTGTGGCCCAACCTTCGGCACCGGGTGCTTACCCAACGCCAATATATGAACATCTTTTGAATACAAAAGGTGGATTAAAGGCGAAAGGTCTGGCCGCTGAAGTTAGAAATGACACAAGAGCACAAAAATACCTAAATGAGGTATTAACTAACATAATAAAGGACCTAAAATAATGTTTGATATATCAAAACTAGCTGAATCAGGAGCAATTTCGGAAGATGTGCAAAAAAGCATCCAAGAAGCTTGGGATTCAAAAGTTAAAGAAAACAAAGAAACTGTAGGTGCTGAGTTAAGAGAAGAATTTGCTAAAAGATACGAGCATGACAAAGGAAACATGATCGAAGCAATCGATAAAATGATGACTGAAAAGTTATCTGAAGAAATTAGCAAATTTATCGAAGATAGAAAAGCACTAGCACAGGAAAAAATATCCTACAAAGAAAACGTAGGCAAACATTCAGCGAAACTTCAAGAATTTATAATGAAGAAACTTGCTGAAGAGTTAAAAGAACTACATAGCGACCGTAAAGGTGTTCATGAAAACTTTAGTAAATTAGAAGAGTTCGTTGTAAACGCACTTGCTAAGGAAATTAAAGAATTCCATGAAGACAAGAAAGGCGTTGTGGAAACGAAAGTTAAATTAGTAGCCGAAGCTAAAGCACAAATGGCTAAACTAAAAGAAGCTTTCATACAAAAATCTGCTAAAGTTGTAGAATCTGCAGTTAATAAAAAACTTGCTGAAGAATTAAGCACGTTGAAAGACGATATTACTACTGCAAGAACTGTAAACTTTGGCAAAAAAATATTCGAAGCGTTTGCTTCTGAGTATCAGAACTCATATTTAAATGAGAAATCTGAAACTGCGAAGCTATTAAAGATAGTTGATGAAACTACTCTTAAGTTAAAAGACGCTGAGAAGGCCGTCAATGAAAAAGACGCGGTGATTGAGTCGAAGAATGCTGAGTCCAAAAGACAAGCAGACTTGATGGAACGCAAGGAAACGATGGCTGAATTGCTCAAACCATTGAGCAAACAAAAGGGTGAAGTAATGAGTCAACTGTTAGAATCAGTTCAAACAGCGAACCTTCAAACTTCATTCGACAAGTATCTACCTCACGTGATGAACGATAAACCAATAGCGACTATCAAAACTGCAAAAGTTATGACAGAAGCAAAAGGTGAAAGATCACAAAGGGAAGATGCAGACTTAACAGATATTCGTAAATTAGCGGGTATTTAACTATAAACTAAAAGGGGAAAGATACAAATGTCAGAAATATTTGAATCTAAATGGGGTGAAACTAAATCAGCCCTAACTGAAGGTTTAGAAGGCAACAAGAAAAAAGTGATGGGTGTCATTTTAGAAAATACTAAAAGATACTTGTCAGAACAAGCTACTGCAGGTGCTACATCTGCCGGTAACGTTGCTACACTAAACAGAGTGATTCTTCCAGTAATTAGACGGGTTATGCCGACTGTTATAGCTAACGAAATCGTTGGTGTACAGCCGATGACTGGTCCAGTTGGACAGATTCACACCTTGAGAATAAGATATGCAGATGCGGCAGGCGGAACAACGGCTGGCGAAGAAGCATTATCACCTTTCAAAATTGCGAGAGCATACTCTGGTAATGAAACTGAAGCTACACCTAAAGCGGCAACAACAGCGTCGAAAGAAGGTACAGCTGGTAACAGACTATCAATCCAGATCTTGAAACAACCGGTTGAAGCTAAATCTAGAAAACTATCAGCTAGATGGACGTTTGAAGCGGCTCAAGATGCTCAAGCACAACAAGGTATAGACGTAGAAGCAGAAATAATGGCGGCTTTGGCTCAAGAAATTACAGCTGAAATCGACCAAGAAGTTATTGGATCATTAAGAACATTGGCTGGAACAGCCGCTGAAACTTATGACCAATCAGCTGTTTCTGGTACTGCAACTTTTGTTGGTGACGAACACGCGGCTTTGGCTGTGTTAATCAACAGAGTGGCAAACTTAATTGCAACAAGAACACGTAGAGGAGCTGGAAACTGGTCAGTAGTTTCTCCAACTGCTTTAACGATTCTTCAATCTGCAACAACATCAGCATTTGCTAGATCAACTGAAGGTACTTTCGAAGCACCTACTAACACAAAATTTGTTGGTACGTTAAACGCTTCAATGAGAGTATACGTTGACGCATATGCAGTTGATGGTACATCAGTACTAGTTGGCTATAAAGGAGCAAGTGAGGCAGACGCACCAGCGTTCTATTGTCCTTACATTCCTTTAATGTCTTCAGGAGTTGTACTTGATCCAGCTACTTTCGAACCAGTTGTTGGCTTTTTAACAAGATATGGATATGTAGAGTTAACAAACACTGCATCTTCACTTGGTAATGCGGCTGACTACGTAGGTTTAGTAGCGATCACTTCAGCAAACTTAAAATTTAAGTAATCTTTTTATAGATTATTTTGAATCTTAGAGAAAGGCGGCTTCGGTCGCCTTTTTCTTTGGCCGAATTTTCAGACTTTAAATATGAATATGCGATATTGTTTTCATCATATACCAAAAACAGGTGGCAGTACATTAAAAGCAAGATTAAATCATCGAGCATCAATTGGACAAATAGATAAATTTTCATATGCAATAGGACATAATATAAGTGTATCCACACCTGGTAAGCACTATACATTATTAAGAAATCCTTTACACAGAGATATATCACATTTCAATTATGATTTTAATAAAAAAGAAAGCATAGCAAACACATTTGAAGAAAGTTGTAATAAAATGCATGGCAATTTTATGGTACTTTGGTTATATTCAAACTATCTAAAACAGTCAACTAACATACCAATTGAAGAAAAATATAAACAAGTACAAACAATACTAAAAAATAATTTTTTAAAAATTTTTAATGCTGATAAATTTGAAAACTCATGGAAAGAAATTACAAAAATATTAAACATCGATGTTGAACCAAGACTAAATTCCAATATATCTAATATAGATTATAACAAAATTGCAAAATATGAAAATTTATCTAACAAATTTAAAAAATGGCACAAACAATATAACCAGTATGATTATCTTCTTCATGAAGAATTTTGTATGTAGTTAAAGATTTTTTTCACTTCGAACGACTTACAATCCAAATAGCGTAATATAACTTTAACAATTGTCTTTCTAAATAATTCTAAGATTCGATAGAATCTTATTATCAAGGGAGGTCCAATATGGATATCATGGTAAAGGTAAAAGGATGGGCAAAAGGATTAGCTGATGTAGGCGTAAGTCTAATAGCATTAGGAATCGTTTTAGAAATTCTTTTTAATGGTCAAGGTGTTCCGTTCTGGCCACATATTTCTGTAATAGGAAATGTTCAGGGCGTACTTGCTGGCTTTTCAGATCAAGGTTTGGTCGGATTAGTAGCAATTTGGATTTTATATCATATCTACAATCGAAAATAATATAATAATCTAGAAATACGTTAACCTCAGAGAGTGGTGTAACTACTTTTAATTTTACACCACTCTTTTTTTATTTTTTTTCATAAATATATACAGTTCAAACAGAGCTCCACTCAAGTGGAGACTTATGCGGAATTAACCGCGTAGCGAGTAGAACTCGCATTAGGCTCTGAACAGGAGAAAACAAATGGGAAGACCAATCAAAAAAAGTAAATTTGTATCAAGTTTTGGTGGCACAACAGCGGCTAAAATTGCAGTAACTGGATATCGACCAAGTGGTGGATCTTTAGTTAGCTCATCTATTGCATACATTGTATCTCAAAGAGGATCTAAATTATTCAAGATTCACTTAGAAGATTCAACTGAAGCAATTTATGAATTAAAAGCAGTAGCACCAGCATCGTTGGCAAATACATCCAACCAATTTTGTGTACAAATTACGCTAGATGACTCAACTGTGGCTTATGTAGAGAAATTCTACAATAACACAGTTCACTATGTTACGGCGGCAGGCGCGGC